GCGGTAGCGACGCACTCGACAACCTCGTGCCATCATGCGCGACGTGCAACGGACGACGCGGCGCCAGGTACGGCAACGCAAAGCGACAGCCGACACGCAAGCGACCCCCATCCGACAAGCCAGTTCGTTTGGATGCCAAACACAGAAGCCCCCGACGCCCATCAAACTCTGTCTTGCCCAAGAAACCAAAGGATTCCGCACACAACCGTCATGACTTGCCGCGATTGGAAACGATTGTGTCGGATGCCGCCGGCTCGTATGGGCCTGCCGTGACAAAGTGGGCGCTCGACTACCTAGGCGTGACGCTGATGCCGTGGCAGCAGCACGTTCTGCAGCAACAGTTGTCGTACGACAAGAGCGGACGCTGGTGCAACCGTGTCGCGCTGGTGTCAACAGCGCGTCAACAGGGCAAGAGCGTGTGCATCGCCGCAACAATCGGTTGGCTGCTGACCGAGTATGCACAGATTGTCAACAGGCCTGTGCGAATCGTGTCGTTCGCGCACCGGCTCGACATTGCGGTCGCAATGTTTCAAGACTTGGCGCCTGTGCTTGAGAAACATTTTGGCGGCGTGCCGACGTGGTCGTACGGACGCACGCAGGTCGTCATCAACTTGAGCAAGTGGATGGTCAAGGCTGCGCGACCGTCTGCGCCGCACGGACTGTCAGGCGTCGACGTGCTGATTGGCGACGAGCTGTGGGGTATTGACTCCGACAGCCTTGACATCGGATTCATGCCGACGCAACGCGCGGTGCCAAATCCGTTGGCGTTGTTCTACTCCACCGCCGGCACCGAGGAATCGGTTGCAATGTTGCGATGGCGTGAGGCGGCGCTACGCGGCATTGACACCGGCGACGACGTCGGCATCTACCTGGCGGAATACTCACCGCCGCCAGACGTCGACCCGATGACCGCCGACGCCTGGGCGTACGCCAACCCAGCACTCGGACACACCATCACGCTTGAGTCACTGGAGGCCGAATCGCACGCACCCAATCGCGCGGCGTTCCTGCGTTCTAGTGTGAACCTGTGGACCCAGACGGACCAGGGCTGGCTGATGCCTGGCCTGTTCCAGGAATTGCGCGCAAAGTCGCCGCCGCTACCAGGCGGCGTCATGGCGGTCGAGGTCAGCATGGACGACGGCAGGTACGTCGGCGTGCGCGTCAACGTCAACAGTCACGGACAAATGACTGCCACCGTCGCGTTTATGGTTGACACGATTGCGGCGTGCTGGGAGTCGGTACACAAACAAATCGCCGACAACCCGCAACTCGTTCTGGCAATCACACCAACGCTCGACGTTTCTTGCCCGACCGACATACAACGGCGACGCATCATCGTTGGCTACAACGAAATCTGCAGGTTTACCGCCGTCGTCAAACAAACCCTGCAAGAGCGGCGACTGTGGCACACCGGCGAGACGATGCTCGCAGAACACGTCGGTCGCGCGGTCGCGGTACGCACCACAGGCGCCATCGCCCTGTCGTCAACGAAATCGCCAGGCCCGATTGAGTTGGCGCGCTGTCTCGTGTGGGCCGCAGGCATCGCGTCACGACCAGCGCCCGCAGTGCGACGCGCCATCGTTGGCACCGCAAAGGCACGCAACGTCGCCTAATCTGTACGCATGGCATTGTTCACGCGCAAACCTGTCGAACCTGCAGTCAAAGCCGCAGCCGGCGCAGCGGGCAACCCGCTCGTCGGCAGTTTCATCAACTACACCACAGGCGCCGACCGCACCGTCGCGCTACGCAACCCGACAATCAGCCGCGCACGCGACCTCATCTGCGGCATGATTGGCTGCCTAGAAATCAAACAGTATGCGCGCGTGTTCAACGACGACAACTACGAATACATCGACCTGCCACCCGACACTTGGTTCCAAAACCCAGACCCGAACGTGACACGCAACTTCATCATGTCGTTCACCGCCGACGACCTGATGTTCTACGGTCGCGCGTTCTGGGTCGTGACGCAACGCGGCGCAAACGGATTCCCGACGGCGTTCACATGGATTCCTGCAGCCGACGTCACGACCTGGGACCAGGCCGGTCCGCAATGGTGGGGACCGTCATCGCAAATCTATTTTCAAGGCATACAACTCGAGACGCGCGACGTCGTGCAGTTCCTGTCGCCGATTCCCGCGCTGCTCGTCACAGGTTCGCGCGCAATCAACACCGCAGTCCGACTCGACCAGGCCGCAGAACGCTTTGCGACGATGGAAGTCCCAGCCGGCTACCTGAAACAGACAGGCGGCGAACCGATGTCGGGACAAGAACTAGCGGACCTGGCAGCCGCATGGTCCGAGGCGCGACTCACATCAAGCGTCGCAGCTCTCAACGAGTACGTCGAATGGAAGGAATCCAACATCGACCCGAGCAAGTTGGAACTGGTCAGCGCACGCACCTACCAGGCGCTCGAGTTGGCGCGCGTCGCAAACATCCCGCCGTACCTCGTCGGAGCGCCGACCGGCAGCGGCATGACGTACCAAAACGCGCAACAGGCACGCCAGGACCTGTACCTGTTCGGAGCAAAACCGTACATTGACTGCATTGAACAAACCCTGTCGCTGAACAGTGTGACGCCGCGCGGACGCTACATAGAACTCGACGTTGACTCATACCTTGAGGACAACGGCGTGTCGGCCCCGCCGGCAGTGCTGCCCACACCGGCGGGGACTGGCACATCCGTCACCCCAGGCACACCCATCGCTGACTAATGCCATACCGTCCAACGCAGGAGATGGCGGAGGAAGCCGCTCGCGGTCTTGCCTGGCGACGCGAATACAACCGCGGCGGCACAGAAATCGGTGTGGCACGCGCACGCGACATAAGCAACCGACGAATGCTGAGCATCGAAACAATCAACCGCATGAGCTCCTACTTGGCGCGGCACGAAACCGACAAACAAGGCGAAGGATTCTCGCCTGGTGAACCTGGCTACCCTTCGGCGGGTCGAATCGCCTGGGCGCTGTGGGGCGGCGACCCTGCAGTCGGCTGGGTCGCAAAGGTGCTGCGACAGCACGAGCAATCCACCAATCGCGGGCAAGCGATGTCGTACGCTAGAAACATGATTTACCTCACGCAATCCACCGTCAAAGTTGCGGCAGCTGAAGGCGACGCACCGTCACGCACCATCGAAGGCGTCGCAGTTCCCTACAACGTCGAGGCCACCGTGCTTGGAGGCGAGCGCGTCATGTTCCTCAAAGGCTCGCTCCCGACCGACGGCAAGGCGCCGCGCCTGCTCGAGTCGCACGACTCCAGCCGCATCATCGGCGTCGTCACCGCACGCATGGACGACGACGACGAAATGCGCTACAGCGCACGCATCAGCGCCACGAAGGCCGGCGACGACGTCATCGAACTCATCAAAGACGGCGCCCTCGATGCGGTCAGCGTCGGCGTAGAACCAGTGGAAGCCGAATACAACGACCAGGGCGTCCTGGTCATCAGCAAAGCCGACTGGAAAGAACTGTCAATCGTGGCGGAACCTGCGTTCGTAGGTGCCACCATTGACAGCATCGCAGCGGCTAAGGTAGTGACAACCGACAAGGAGCAAACCATGTCAAACGAACCGACCAACGAGAAGCCAGCCGAATCACCGAAGGCGCCAATCTGGGCCGAGGCGCGCAAAGTGCCAGGACGTCTGCCATCAGCCAGCGAATGGATTAGCGCATACGTTCGCGGCGGCGAGGCAATCGCATCCGTCAACCGCCTCATCGCCGACCACCAGGCGTACCACAACCCTGTCGAGGCCGCCGCTGGTGACATCATCACCACCGACACGCCAGGTCTGTTGCCGGTGCCGGTCGTCGGACCTGTGTACGACAACATCAACTACATCCGACCTGTCGTCAGCGCAATCGGTGCGCGCGCGATGCCGCTCGGTGCAGGCAAGACGTTCAACCGTCCAGAAATCACCACGCACACCAGCGTCGCGCAACAGTCGAGCGAACTCGCAACGCTGTCGTCAACGACGATGGTCGTGTCAAGCAACATCGTGACTCGACTCACGTTCGGTGGCACCGTGCTGCTCTCTGAGCAGGACATTGACTGGACCGACCCCGCATCGGTTGACATCGTGCTGCAGGACCTTGCAGGCCAGTACGCCGACGCGACCGACAACTACGCGGCAGACCAGCTGTACGCAGCCGCAACAAACCAAGGCACCTGGGGTGGCACAGCCGCAACGTTGTTGGCAGACATCTACACACTTGCCAAAGTCATCAGTTCCACTAGCAACGTGCTGCCGACCCACATGTTCGTCAGCCCCGCGTCGTGGGCCAAAATCGGCGGACTGGTGGACGGTGACAACCGTCCGCTGTTCCCGAGCGTCGCACCGTACAACGCGATGGGTCAACAGACCTCGACGTCGTGGAACGGCAACCCGCTCGGACTGCAACTGGTCGTGGACAAGAACTTCGCAACCGGTAGCGGCGCCGACCGAATCATCGTCGCAACGGCTGCAGGCCGCTACGCAGGATTCGAGATTTACGAGAACCAGCGCGGCCTCGTGGCAATCAACAAGCCAGAAGTTCTCGGACGACAGATTTCGTTCCGCGGCTACTTCGCAACGCTTGCCATCGACACCACCAAAATCCAGTACGTCAACTGGACCTGACCGTCAGGCGGTTGCCTGATGGCGACATACACAGCGACACACGAACAAGTCACTGACAACGTCGGCGTCATCGCCACGTTGACATCGTCACCAATCGAGGTCGGCAACAGCATCACGCTGTCGGGATTCGGACTCGGGTCGCCGTTTACCGGCACCGTCGTCGTCACCGCAATCCCGCAGTTCCTGTTCCTCGGCACCGACGACGAGGGCGACTACCTGTACGACTACGACATCCGCATCCAAAACCAAATCGCGTTCGCACTCACCAACGCAGACATCGCCCGCACCACGTCGACAGGCACCGTCACGTTCACACCGACCTGCAGCTGGGTCACGATTGCAGACGTCGAGGACTGGCTCGGATTCACCGTCACCAATCCCTCGAGCGACTACGACCTGCTGACAATCGCCGTCGGTGCAGGCAACCAGTTTGCGTGGCGTCGCCGCCAGGAGGCCGGCTACTTCGACAGCCTGACGACCGTGCCGTCGCAAGACGTGCGACTCGGAACGATTATGTACGCCGGCTACCTCTACAGGATGCGCGGCAGCGCCTCGGAGTCCTACGCAGCGTACGACCCGCTCGCGACGTCGGGACCAATCGGCGGGTCATTCGTCGAGGTCCTGCGACTGCTCGGCATCAACCGACCGCAAGTGGCCTGACGTGACGGTGCTGCTCAGCGGCTACACCGACCTGGTCACACGAC